TTTGATCGCCACCATTTCCAAGGGAAACGGCATAGTCGACGATGATGAATGGCGAAGTGTTGGTTGTTGCGGTAGCATTGACATAAGCCGTTGAACGGCCACTTGCGTTGTTACCACCCGTTGAGTTACCAGACGTTGCGCCCGTGGTGGAGTAAGCAAACGTAACAAGCTGACCCTGAACGCCAGAAGTCTGAGCCGTGGCTGTACCCGTGACAGGGAAACCAGAACCAGAAGACTGAACAATAAAGCGAGAGTTAGGATCATCAATAACGTAAGCTTCAACATCGCCCGTAGCGTCTGAACCAGGCCAATAAGGCGAAGGAATAACGCGCTTCTGGGAGGTTGAGTAATATTTGCAGCCAACAAAGATACCTGCGAGCTGAACCGAACCACCTGCAGTCGCCTGCGTGATATAGCCGTTAGCTGTCGAGGTTACAGGCTGTACTGGGTCGCCAGTGAAGATTGGTGTCGTGTTGCCTGAAGCAATACGACGGACGGATTGAGCGAACGTCGGAGCGCCGCCTGCACCACCCTGATATTGTAGAAAGCCGCTGGGCGCAAAGGTATTGGCCATGACGGGTTCTCCTTTCAGAGAGTTTCCATCATCGCGCAGCAGGGCGATTACTGTGAAACGGGATTTGTGAACAATCCTTCGCAGCGGGGAAGGATCGGCATAGTGTGTATCGCATACTTTTAGAAAAAAGAAAAGAGGGGGCTTTCGCCCCCTAATTTCATTGCTCTGGCACGTACAGATTGTGGTCTTTTGACACTTTCATACGGGCATTTGCATCTTCGCGGTTCATCAAACCGCCGCGGCCTTTAGGGTCAAGCTGACCTTCTTTGGTCTTGACCTGATTGCGAGCCGTCTGAGCATCGCGAGCCTGACGTTCGCGGGTAATTTCCAAAGGACGCTCGCAAAGCAGCATGCCTTCACGTTCAATTTCGCCAGAATGACCCTTTGGCATCATTTCAGGGTGACGCTTGGCTTCCACAGGTTCCCAGCCACCCATAGTAATACGGTTGTTGGCGTTTGGATCTTCCCAACCGTTCACCGACTTCATTTTCCATTCGTAAGACCAACCGGATGGCGGAGGAGGAGCGGAAAATTTGTCAACACCTTCGTCAAGGTTGGCATTGTTGTGATTGCGAAGCTCTGCAAGACGCCGAGCGAGGCGGTCGTCGTTGGTTTCTGCTTCTGGGCGCATTTCAGCCCGTGGAGACGGACGTTCTGTAGCAGTTTTCATAATAATTTCCTTCTTAACCAGCTAATTTACCAGCCCGAACAAGGGCCATTTTGTTTTCTGCATACTCTTTCGGCGTCATGCCCATGTCCCGAGCCGCTTCTTGCTCGGCGCGCGTTAGGGTGACGACGTTTGGACGGCTTCCCGTACCTGTACCAGATCGTGATACAGGAGCGGCAGGCGGAGCCGCGGCCCGACGACCAGAAGTAGACGTTGAAGCTTCAGACAAGGCTGCCTCCTGTTGAACAGGCGCTTGCCTGACCTTTAAACGGGTTTCTACATAGTCGAAGTACTCGTCGGTATCTGGGCGGATGCCTTCATCAAGAGCATCTTCATGCGCCCTAACCATTCGGCGTGTTAAAGCCTGATCGCGAGCGTATTCAGGATGCGCCCGAACCCATTCTGCCGATCGAGGCGTTAAATTTGACGCCATGGCCTCAACAGGATCCGCTGGGGCCGCTTTGACCGTCGCTTCATACTGTTGTTTGCCATACATAAGCTTTTCATGATCCGATTGTGTCTTTTGAATAGACATAAGGATCTCGGCCTGTGCATCAGCGTCGCCCATAGCAACCGCATCACGAAGATTTTGCTTTAAAATCTCCTGATTGCGCTTGATTGTATCGATAGCGGTATCAATCATACGAAGATTGCTGTCGTTAGCGTCGTTTTTTGCCGCAGAAGCTTGCTCATAAGCTTCCTTGGCACGTCTTTCCGCCGCTTCACGAGCTTTACGCTCTTCTTCAAGCTTAAATTTCAGTTCATTAATGCCATCTTCGACCGAAAGTTGGGGTTTTTCCTCAATTTTTGGTTCTTCAGGTGCTTCAACAATCTGAATTTCATCTTCTTGAGGATCTAACTCTAATTGGATTTGATCTTCTTCCATTATTATCTCCTTACCAAATAATATCAGGTGATTGGACGCGGCCGCGGATGGCTACGTCGTCTAAAATGCGGCAAGATTTGCCATTAATGGACACAGACCATCCATCAGAAGGCCGGAAAACCACCCAATCTCCGACCTTTATCTTCATATTTTTAAACCACTTGCCACTGTCGTCGACAAAAGCTTCTGGCCCCATCTTCAATACCAAACCAACCTTGCCTTGGTACTTGTCTTCATCAACATATTTTTCGGTCAGAATAATTCCAGACTTGGTTTTCTGAGGCCGAATATAGATCGCGCAGAGGATCTGGTTATTAAAGATCTCTACCTCTTTGATATTACCGACTTCGTTAAGCAATTCGGTTTTTGGATCAATGGCGTGTGCCATTTTCATAGGAGGCATTAGCGTTTCTCCGCATTTGTTTGAGCGATTTCCATGAGTTCTAGAACCGTCCGCAGGCCAGCGATCGTGCCAATGCTGCGTTGGTATTCCGAGAAGTCCTGTGCCGCTCCGCTTGCGAGATTATCGCGTACCCTTTCGTATTCCTGTTCAATTAACTTACGCAGCTCATCTGCGTATTTAGACGCTGTTGTTAACATTTTGCCCTCTTTAACCCCTTGAATTAATGGTTAGACGGGACGCCCCAAGGGGCTGGAAAAGCGTCCCGTCTTCCTCTCACCCTCGCAGCCTGAACCGCGAGGGGAAACTTTTACTTACGCTTGGAGGGCTTCAACCCATAAGCGTTAATTTTTTCAAGACGAGCGTTGGCACCGCCCGAACCTGTCTCAATCGGGTAGCTAGTACGGCCACCGCTCTTGCGAGCGGGTTTAAGACCATACGCATCCCGCTTTTCAAGGCGAGCTTCTCCGCCACCTGAACCCGAATCAATCGGATAACCAGTGCGGCCGCCGTGCTTGCGGGGCATTGGCATACCGCCCTGCGGAGGCATCGGAGGCATACCCTGTGGAGGCATACCACCTTGAGGAGGCATTTGCGGCTGCTGTTGAGGCTGACGCATTGGGTTTACAGGAGCGTTTGGCATTGGCGCTCCACCCATCATGCCTTGGGGCTGTTGACCCTTGCCCGTAGCAATAATGATGTTGACGTTGGTTTTGCCAACTTTGCCGCCGCGCTTCCAGCCAGCTAAATCACCTTGTTGTTGGCCCATTATGCGACGGCGTGAAGCCTGAATTTCTTCATTTTTCATCATGTCGTTAAACGAACGATCCAATGCACCAAAACCAGTTGGTTCTGGGGCGACGGGCGTTGGTGCCATCCCACGTAAACGATTTGCAGATGCCTGCTGGCTATACGCCAACGGATCTTCCGCGCCTGCATATGCATATGGATTGTAATTTACAAACGGCGCAGGTTTGCTTGCGTTAATATCTGCAGATGCCTGCTGTTCACCCACCAACGGATCTTCCGATGCCATGCTTGCATATGGATCATAACGGTTTTGAGCTACCGCACGATCAGCAAGCGTTGACCTATAATCGCTTGTGGGAGCTGCACCCATTTGCGTATTCATTTGGGCGCGTTGTGCCGGATCCATCATGCCACCGCTTGTCGACGTAGGCGATGCACCTTTCATTGGCATTACGGGAGCAGGACGAGAACTTGTTGACGATCCAGAAGCTGACTTGCCCTTGCTTGGGATCATGCTGCCTTGGGCTGCATAAGCTTTAGCGCGGTCTTCTGGGTTCATAGCAGCAATTTGATCAGGCGTAGCTTTATCAAGGTTTTTCCAACCGCCACCTAGCAACTCATAATGCGCGCCGCTCCAGTAGTTTGGGTCGTCATACATGCTGCTGCTTTCTCCACCGCCTTTTTTGGCCATACGACCGCCCGGCACTACGCCCGGCACCTTTTTCTTGCTGTCACCAGAGAAAATACCGCCACCGCTGTACTTCATGGTACGGCCACCGCCGCACATTTTGCAGGTGCAGTCATCATGGTGCATAGCTTTACCGCCTTTAGCCTTAAAAACCGTTGGCTTCAGCACTTTGTGCATCAACTTTTTGTCTTGGGCTTCGTCGGTGTGCTTAATCTTGCCGCCGCTTTTCCGTTCTGGATAGTCAGGCGAAGCCGTTGGGTTGCCCCTCATTGAGCCGTACTTGGCAAGATTGGAAACGGCATCATTATCCTTGTCGCTGTAGTTTACTTTTTCTTCGCCGTAAGTTGATGGATGGAAATCGGTCTCAACGCCCGTAGACTTTCCGCCCCATTTTTTGTGGACCTTGCCGCCCTTCTTCATCATGCCAGCGGCTTTGCCCATCATGCGGTTTTGTTCGCCGACAGGGTTGTCGCCAATTGGGCCACCGCCAAACTTGTGGGCCTTGCCGCCTTTCTTAAACCCGCCAACGTGCTTAATGCCTTCACGGGCTTCATTTGCCGTGCGGACATCGCGGTTGATTAGGCTATCAGGGCTTAACGTGTTGGTGCGTCCGCCTGCCTTACGAGGCATACGTCCTGCATGCTTGACGGCATCCTTGCCTTCATGCTTGCCAACTACCTTGCCGCCCTTCTTATACAAACGCTTCACAAGCGGACGAGCGCCCGTCTTCACACCTGCATTTTCAGGCGCGGATGGCGTCCACGTTGAGCTATCGACCTTGGTGTGTGGATCGGTTTCGGTAAGGCGTTTTGCCTTTGACCGTCCACGGTCGTCTTTCTTGTATTCTTCCATAGTACGTACTCCAGAGTTACGAGCGGCGTCCCGCTATTGCTGCCATAAGGTGGGGATCCAACGCGGGCAGCGGCGCGCTAATCTTGCCGAGCGCATGCTCAACAATGGGGGAATTGATCGACGATACATATTTACGATCTATTGATCCTCCAGCCGCTTTCTTTGGAGTCATTTTTGCAATTTGATTATTAAATTTAATCACGCCTTTGTTTTGCAATTTAACCGCTTTATCATAATTATTTGTCATTTCTCCTTCTAAACCATCATATAAATTTTCACGTTTTGGATCATATGCCATAAACACAACATCTGGACGCCCGTTTTTAAACCCCGCGTAATCCGCATGGTTCCAACCTTCAGGTTTGTAATCTTCGTTCCACGGCATACGGGACATGACGCGGAAACCATTGCGGCTATAAATGTGAGGCAAAACTGTATCAAACGCATCAAGTCTTCTGCCGCCCTGTTGAGTGGCAAGTTGTAACATTGCGTTAGATACGTTTTTATGAGGGCTGTCGGCGTGGTTAAAAACCGAAACAATATCATCGCCTTTTAAAGCAAACCCAGCGCCGCCATCAGGGGCCATAAATAATCGCATTTTGCGATATTCTTTTGGATCGTAAGCATGAACTGACGATCCTGTAGGGCTGCTTAATTTGGCAGCCGTAATTGCTTGATGAAAAGCTTTGGCGCTTTTCTCGTGCGGTTGCAATTCAAACATAGACGGCGCAGACATATCCGCGCTGTCAAAATGTGCTTTGGCATCATCGGTAGGATCATGAATGGCCTTTACAGGTGCATCAAATCCTAAGTCCAATGCTCCGATTTTTCCAGTTCTTCGAGCATATGACTGTGGGACTGCTTCGTTGCCTGCGGCAGATTGTGATGCTTGTGCGAGCTGCCTGTGCCGTGAGAAGCGCCGAATGTCCTGTGGGTCCAGTCCTGTAAATTCGGGGGGAGCTCCTCCTCCAACTCCGCCGACCATTCCGGCGGGTTCCCCATATACATCAGCTTGAGGTAGTTTTCTCTGGTAACTGGAATGTGGTTCTCTTTCATGAAATCCACCCATTCCTTCCAATCCGGTTCCCTGTGATGGGTCATGTATTACTCCGTTCTTTGCGCCTGCAAAATCTAAAATTTGTTTTCTAGCATCATCAGCGGATATTTCCCCGCGCTGATAACTTTTCCATATTCCATCAACAATTGCAATGTTTTTTGGAGTTTTAAACGTGTCTGGAAATAGCGCGCGAGCGCCTTCCCAAGTAATTGATTGCATTTCACGAGGTTCAACACCACGCTCTTGCGCGGCACGTCTAACAGCCTCAGTATAAAACGGATAAGTGCCTTGCACACCCGTAAAATTACTGCCCTTAGCCGCTTGGAATCCAGCTTCTGGCGAATTTTTAAAGTTATGCGCTACTGGCGTACCATTTGCCCCATAAGGCATAAGATGCGCGCCTGCTACCGCATGGGTATCAACCGTTACATCTTCGGTTGGGGAATGTGGATCAAGAATATTGTTATAAAAATTACGAATTTTGTGGCGTTCGCCCATCAAGTCACTGTTGGCTTCACGACTGCCGCCTGCCAAAATTGTTTTTACGCCCTTGGAAATTTCAGACAAAGATCCCCATGCCATACGAGCATTATCGCCTTTAGCCGTTTTAACAAAATCGCCCAACTCGCCCGTTGGAGATATCGAGCGATACGATGGATCGTGATATGTTTCATCAAAAAGACGAATAAAAGCTGCTTTTTGTTTAGGATCTTTAAGATCGCCATACGTTTTGCCACGCATGCCCTCGAGCATTTTATCAAATTTGCCTTTGCCAAAAATTCTATTGGCAGTCATTTCCATATCTTTTGTATATGGAGTGTCATGTTGATTGTGATGAATATCCAAAATACGTTCGCCAATGGAAGCGTTCTGGAACCAATCTTTTTGCGGTGACGTAGCAGCCAATGCCGCTGAAGATACAGATGGCTGCACACCATGCCGATTGGCTAATTTATTGGCAAATTTATTTGCGCCAACGTACCAATGACGTGTGCGTTCACGAAAGCCGGGCTCCATTGCGTCATGAATGGCCAGCAAATTGTCTTTATAATGATTGATAAATTGTTCAGCAACATCGTCGTCGCTGCCCTGCATTTGATCGGGATGCAATTGATTGTAAGTCTTCATCAAATTGATGTTATGCGAAAACGACGGCTGGTGTTCTTTTGCCGTTTGCAAATTTACTAGCAAATGCCGCCCCGTAGGATCTTCCGTTGATTTAACGGCCGTTGGCAAGCGTTGCGAAATCAAATGCGGATGCAAACCCTCATTTGACATTGAGGTTTCCATCGATTCTGGGGGCATATTGTGCCCCATAGGAGGTGGAGTTTCATCATCTGAACCGCCATCTTTGCGATGCAATCGTTCAATCATACCGCCCGTATGTGCGCCAATATCGTTTTCGTGCTGCCTAGCCGGATCAAATTGCGCGAACTCAGAACGGATCATTGCTGGATTTAATACGGCAAGTTGATCATGAGGCCGCGACATGCCTTCACCCATATTGCGAATACGCATAGTATCGTATCCGTTTCTTTTGGCATGATTAATTAAATTTCCCATTAATTGAGAATTGTAATTTTCTGGACTTTGCAAATTTTTAGAATGTTCTAACCAATTTACATCAAGATGTTTTCCGGGATTAATTCGGGCAGGCATAATAACAGGATTTCTTCTGTTTAAAGCATCTTCACCCATTGGCGTATTTGGATAAGCTCCAGATCCATGAATGTGCGCCCATTCATTTGCCGCTTCAGGGTGCGTCCAGAAGAAAACAGCTTCTTCATCTGGGTTAAACGACCGCGTAGGATCAAATTTACCTGTCTTAGCAATATTTTCTGCTCGTTGACCGCGTGTGAAATGATATCCTTTAATTGAATACCCCTGCTCTTCAGCGCGTTGGTGCGGCTCATGTGTGCTGCCGCCATTGCCACCTGCGTTTAATTTTACCCGCGCTACAGGCTTGACCATCTTGGCAATGCGGATTGCGTCATTCATGGTCATTGTCCTTTAATGCGGCGCGCTGCTCAGAACGCTGACGTTTCCAAAAACCACGTTTGATCTTTTTCAGAGCTTTGGTGTTGTGGAGATAGCAATAGAGCTTGCGCGCATGACGGTTGAAAGCGTCGTACTCTTCCCCGCTTTTCAATTCTGCGCGTGTGCCCATCATTGTTTAACACTCGTAATGGCTGGGATTACGTTGCCGAGAAGATTACGCACAACCTGCTCGCTTTCAGGATGAACCGCAATGTTTTGAGCCAGATCTACCAGCTGGATCCGCTCTTTCGCAATCATCTCAGCCTGTTCCATGGCATTATCTGCCTGATCTTTTCTCATCGTGGCCGCCAAGCCTGCTGCCTTGATTTTTGTATCCATCAATTTAGCGTCAGCCAACTTCTCTTTGATAATCAAATCAATGCCGTCCACTTGTTTCTCGTGGTCAGTCTTTTCTTGTGGGCCTACAAGACCGCCCTGCTGGCTGTCCTGCTGCGCCTTTGCCATGTCCAGCTGCACTCGAGCTTGATCCACAGCCATCTTGCCCTGTGCCAATTGCGCCTTCGTGTCGCTGTCCTGCTTTTTAATCTGCAGCTCGGCCATTTGTTTTTGCATCTCAGGAGGAGGAGCGCTTTGTGCAGACGGTGGAATCATAAATTGTTCAGGGTTGCTCCAGCCCACCGCCTGCAGTGCTGCCGTGTCGATCGCGATTGGGTCGTACATCGATGGGTTTTGCGCCTGTATCTGCTTCAGCGCCACAATCTTCATCAAACGCTGCGTCTGGCTTGCCGTATTTGGGTCAGCCTGCGGCACCAGATCCACCTGATCCAATGCGCGGAGGAACGTCTCTTCGTCCCACTTTCGCGCTGGGCGCTTGTTCTGCTGCCAGAATGAATCTGGGTTTTCGCGGAAGCAGCGCACCAGCAATGCAAACTCTTCCGATTGCGCGGCATGCATTCGCTTATGCACCGAGTTAAGCACCTTGGTGGCCTGATCAATCAACGCAATCGTCGTTCCGACAGGTGCGTCCTGCTTGCCCTCGCCCACTGCCTGCTCGGCCGTGCCGCCAACCCGCATGCCCGTCTGGTTGATATTTTCCACCAACGCCATAAGGCCGCCACCAACGTCCTTATAAGGCAACGGCATAACAGCTTGGCTGATCGGCATACCGCCAGTCTTGACCAACGCTCCGCCACCCGGCGGCACACGGAAGATGTTGGTGTTCTGCCGCGCACCCGTGTCGGCATACAGAAAGCCGGGGAAGTTTGCGTACATACCAGCATCAAGCATTTCGCGCCACGCTGCCGTCAACGCATTGGTCGTATTGCCTAAGATGTGCAGGAGACCCAGATCATAAAAGCCCATCCCCGGTATGAATGTGTATTTGATGAAATTCTGGCGAGCTTCTGGCAGATCTTTCGTATCTTCATCATAGTTCCTCACGATCGACAGGATTTCATGTGTCGATGCATCGATCGTTACGCGGTAAGGGATCTCGAGGCCAGTCTCTGTGCCTTTGCGGCGGTGCTCGAACCCTTTGATATCTAGCTCGCAATAGATTTCGTAGATCTCGCGGTCGCGGTCTTCTGGGTTAAACGATTCAGAACTAATACCCTGTTGCGCCATCTTCTCACGTTGTGCCGCATCCCACTTGATCATCTTGGGGTCGGACAAGTCAATTTCTTTATAGACGCCAAGGATCTGCATCCGTTTGACGGTCGAAGCCCGCATATAAATGCGATGGGTTATACGTTTCGCGTTTGAAAGGTCAGTGGCCGCATTGTTGACGATGAGGTCGTCGGCATCAATCGATTCCGATACGGGTCTGTTCCGCAAAGGGCAATAGTACACCTTTTTGAACGCGGTACCCCCAAAGCCGAGCATGAGCAACATCCGATCGGTGTCTGGATAATACTCTTTGGCGGTCGAGGTAAGGTAATGGTTGAGATCATTCTCAAGATCATTAGCTAACTGGTCCGATTGGAGGTTGGCGTTGTTGTTGTCTTCGCGAATTTTGACTGGCCCGTCAGTTGGCAATAGCTCGGATCGCGCGTTCGCCTGAAAGCGCAATACAGCTTCGAGCAATAATGGGTGCCTGACCCGTGACATGCCCTCGACTGGAGCGCCGTCGGCTGCCCCTGCCAGCCCAGGGATCTCAATTTTGAGGCCGAGGAGCTTGATGCCCTGTGCTCGGTCTTCAATCCATTCTTTGCGGCTGTCGAGGTCATCCTGTACGCCCTTCATCAGATTGTGGGAGATCATTGATAGCTCGGCCTGATCAATTTCTTCCACCAGATTGTCAAACCATTTGGTCTGACGACCCTCGGCCTTCTCAATCGGGCTACCATCCAATGAGAACGTAATCGACCCGTCAGGCAACTCAATCGACATAATGTTGCCGTGCTGATCTACGTCCTGCTTCGGCCCGTCCTCCGCGATCTCAACCGTCATGTCCTCGGCATCCAATGGATCTTGGTCAACTAATCTAAGGTTGGGGTTAGCGACAAGAGCCATAATCAGATCCCGTAAAGTGGTTCAGGCGGTTTGCCCGAATGTTGCCGACTGTCTTCGTACATTTCCTGTATCTCGTCTTGCATCAGGGCAAAACCTGTCCGTCTGAGATACCGCATCGCCATTGAGACCGTGTCCACCAGATCGTCATGCTTGGCTTTTGGGAACCGCATGCACTGACTTATGACCTCGTCAGCCCATGCTTTATCGGGGCAGTAGACCAGTCCTTCCTCGAACAAATGCTGCACCGAATAAAGCCTAGCCCGTTTGTCGACCGAGCCCACAGGTTCCATTTGAACGCCAAAGTTCTTACCAGAATACATCCTTCTGAGCTCCCGCGCAACTGGCTTGCCCACAGTGGTGTCTTCTATCAGGATTGTCTGGACTTTCCACCGAAGGCACGTCTGCGCCACCTCGGTGACCAACTCGGGCATCTCGAGGTGCTTAGACCACGCATGCATCATCATGATCCGAGGCGGAACCTCCCGCTCGTCGTAGGTGCGGATCACATGGGTCATGTGACCGTCTCGGTTCAGCATGCGGGTCGCATGGGTCTTGGGGTCATCGGTCCAAACGCCCCATACCGTCAGGGCGGACGGGTCGTTTTCCTTCTTCTCGGTCATAGCCGTGTCCAGTGACGCAATGATGAAGTCGAACGGCGGGTACTTCGGATCCTCCCAAAGCTGCCAGTGCTTGCGTTTAATGATACCGCCGTCCTCTGGGGTCGGCAGCTGCTGGAACTGGCCAGACGCCGCATACTTGCCCATGATCCGCTTGTCGCGCTCGACCACATGGGCTGGGAACCGCCTTGGAAAGAACAGTTGCCCCTTACGGGTACGCGGATCTTCCCAACCCAACATCGTCGGGTATGCACGTTCGGGATCGTACTCCATCGGGATCATGATGTGGTCGTAGCCGAGCTCTTTCTCGAGGATCACGCCGGACACATCTTCTTCGTGCAGGCGCTGCATAATCACAATGATCGCCGACTTGTCTGGGTTGTTGAGGCGGGTCGGGATCGCCTGCTCGAACGTCTCGATCGTGGTGGTGCGCTCCGCCTCCGACGCGGCCGAGGCCACCGAGTGCGGGTCGTCGATGATCACGCGGTCGCCACGAGCACCCGTCATGCCTGACATGGCCACCGCCTGCCGAAACCCCGTTGCCGTGGTCTCGTACTTGATCTTCTCGTTCTGGTCGCCAGTGATCGTGACCCGATCGCCCCACCGCTCTTGATACCATGGAGACGACACCAGCCGTCGCATCTTGGTGCTGTCGCGGATGGCGAGCGGCATGGCGTGCGAGGCGCACACGTACCGCATATAGGGCATATTTTTTGGCCCCCATTCCCAAGAGGGCCATAGGACGTTGACCAGCAGGGACTTCATTGCGCCCGGCGGGACGTTGATCAGCAGACGATTGTAGTACCGTTTGTCGTCGATCATCTGCTCGTCGGTGATGGCCTCGAGGTGCTCGCAAATGGCATCGATGTGCCAATTGTGCAGGTAACGCTGACCGGGCTCGATGACGTGCCATGCCTGCTTGATGAAGTCGACTAGCTTCATCTCGCACAGGCGCTTGGCCGCGTTAAACTCGTTCACCTCGACGTTGAGTTGCTGGCCATCGACGGGGATGACAGTCATATAAGATCTTCTACAACTTTAAGCTTAAGGATCGGCTTGAGCAGCCCAAGGATCTCCCAAAACGTGTCGCGGTATTCATCAAGGCGATCTTCCATCTCATTAAGATCTTTTAATAGATCTTCTTTGGTGTTGTTTAAAACGGGTTCGACCACCATCTCGGCGACGTATATCCAACGATCCCGCTCTTTAGGGTCTAAGAAAAGCCAATCTGGCTTGTCGTTATCTCGATCGCCAAGCGCCTCGCAATAATCGGTATACATAATCTCGGCTAAGTCTTTGTCATCCATCATTTTTTGTATCCCCTCTTTACCTTGCCAAAGATCTTACCATCGAATGAACGGTCTTTAAAGTTGTACCCGCCTTCCATGGTATCCATGCGGTCTGGCGTAATAATGGCTTCCAATCCGCCAAGAATGATGCTTGCGTCGGCTGCAGCCCTACTAGCGGGATCTTGCTTGCGAAGCTCGACCATCAGCGTCTCGATCGTGCTCTGGCAGACCTTCATGCTGCCGATAGCGGCGTTGTAGTCCCGCTTTGGCACCATATCGAGCATTTTGACCCATGCATCCATGGTTTTATCTTTTTGCTCGGCCAGCTCTTGGTTCAGCCGATCTATCTCCCGCGACAATTGCGTTAACATCATCATCTTTCTCCTTATCCCAGCTAAATTTAGGAAGCGTTACAGGCGGGCGCTCCCTCGCCATATCCAACAATTTAATCTTGTGAAGCGCCTTCATCCTCGCTTTCATCAAACTCGTCATAGTCGATGTAGTCTTCTTCGTCGTCATTTGTGCCTCCTGCGGCAATTTGAAGCGCCTGCCTAAAAGCGACAAGCTGGTCGTAATCGAGCGCCTCAACGTCGATGACCTTGCCTTCGACCTGCACATTGGCCTTCACATCGACGTCGATCTTGTCCCCATAACGGAAGCGCTGCAAGCGGATGGCATTCCATCGGCGATCGTTGACGATTTCCTTGCGAGCTTCCCAATCGACCTTTGCCCAATCGCCTTCGCCGCGCAGGATCGCCTCGTTTTCCTCGATTTTTGGCTCGACAGCAAATTCCCTTGCGCGCGCATATTGCGAGAGAAACGCGGGATCTCGCCTCAATTCTTCATTCACGGTTCGAGCTGTAATACCAAAACCCTTATCTTTAACGATATGAACAACAGATCTTCCTGCTGCGATTTGCTGCACCAAATAATCTTTATTAGCCTGCGTCATTTTGCGAGGCGGTCCTTTTTTAGCCATCTAAATTCTCCATGCCCTAACCAATAATACCTTTCTGACAAAAAAATGCTAGTGCTATTAATTATTGACATTATATATCATAGACATATTATATATTTACCAACTAACTAAAGGAGAATGGTATGACTAATTATACATTTGATGCAGAGTTTCCAGAGGATGGGAATACAAGGATTGATTGGCCATTTAAAGAAATGCTGATTGGTCAGACCGTAAAGTTGACAGATCCAATTATGGTTTCCAAAGGGCAACAATACGCTCACACTTTTGG